AGATAGTTCTATCACCTTGTTTAAGTTTGGTGGTCATACCACCGCCTTTACCTTTTACTTGGATAGTACCAATTTTGTAATTAGCAAATAAAACAGCGTCACTATGCTCAATGATTAGATCAGCTGCTTTTCTGTGCAACTTAATCTGATGTCTGTCATGCGGTTCGCTTGATGGATCTTCATACCTTTTAACTTCATTATGTGCAATTTGTAGGATAGTAAATCCATTTGCTCGTAAGTCATTTAATAAACTTAGGTACTCTTTCCATGTCTCTAAACAAGCTGCATAACCTTTTCCATAAGCAGGTGCAGAGATATCTGGCCAACCATTTTTCTCACAAACATATTCTTGCATTAAAGTTTCGAGCCAATCCAAACTATCTATGACAACAGTTTTGTATTCAGACTTATCATTAATTAACGCTTTCAAGTTTGCAACAAACTCATTGTAAGATTTAGCCACAGGAAAATGCGGACACTCAATCTTACCGATACCATCTTCAGCTTGGACTATGATTGGTTTATTCATAGTCGCGCCAAAGGTTGTCTTACCAATACCACCAGGTCCATAGATAACCATGATTGGTGGTTTTAGTTTTGCTTTTTGTCTTATATTAGCTAATGACATTAATCAGTCTCTATAACAGATTCAGACTCAACTGCATCTTGCAATCGTTTACTGTATTCAGCTCTTAAAATATCAAGCTTCTCTAGTTCAAAATTTGCATTACCAACTAACTCATTTTTTTGTCTCTCAACATTAGCTAGTTTGTTGTAATGTATTTTGTTCTCTTCAGTAAGATCGTCATACGCATACTCAGTTCCGCCTTCTTCAAAGCTAAACTTAATAGGTTCTTGTTGTACTTCGCTCATTCTATTCTCCTTTTTTATTATGTTTATAGGTATCACATACATCTTTAGCATTACACCAACGGCATCCGTCTTTACTATAGTTATATGTGGGTATTTCTTCAAAGCAAGCATTAGCTGCTGGCTTCAAAACTGTGTCACCCCAATGCAACAAATTAAGTGCTGATATGGAGTATGTTCTTATTGTTCCTTCTTGATGCCAACCTCTTGGTTGTACGATAGTCATTAAAACTTCGCAATCATCATTTATATATCTTTCTAATGCTCCTAGTGCATAGATACGCATCTGCGGACTATCCGCTTCATGTACCATTCTTCCAGTTTTCAAATCAACTATTTCTATAACATCTTTACCAATTAAAATTGCATCTGCTGTTCCCCAAACATGCTCATGTAGATTTGCTAACGATACCTTCTCTTCAATCAAAGGTCTTTTGATGTCTAGCTCTTGTACTCTTTGATCTATATAGTCTACATAATCATTAGCACAATCAATCATGTCTTGGTCAACTGTAATATCAAAATCTTCTACATGATGTGTAGTATCTAAATAGTATTCTTCTAATGTGAGGTTGTTTAACCTACCTTTAAGTAGTGTCTCTACCATTTCGTGAATTAACGTACCAGTAGCAGCGGGTATACCAACTTTGTATTCTACGTTTGTACTTGCAAGTAATTGTGGCATACCTGGACATGCCATCCATATCTTTGCAGCTGACGGACTTAACTTAGCGTGTGCCATTTACAGAAATATAAGAGTCTTGTTCCATTCTTTTCACATCATCAAGATCGTATTTGATCTTGCCACCAATTTTAAAATAGCTAGGGCCTTGGCCTCTATACCTTCTATTATCAATTGTTTTCTTGCTAACTCCCCACCTCTCTGCGAGTTCGTCAACTTCTATGGTGTTTGATATGTCAAAATTCTTTTCTAA